GTTCCAATGCCTATTGTACCAACACCAACAACATTAAAATCAGTGGAATCTTGAGAACTGAGATATTCGTTTGTTAATTCTTTATCATAGAATATCTTAAAGTCAAAATCTGCTAAAGTTGTGCTTGATAATCCAAAAGTTAATTGTTGATTTTTAACAATTGTGATTCTTGGATTAATAGGTGCTATTGATTGATTTGCTCCACCAGTATTAGCTGTAATTGCAACAGTTTGTATAGGACTTTGTGTTACATCTTTGAGCGTCTCTCCCAATTCAATACGTCTATCACTAACTCTATAAACATAGTATAATCCTGTTGATAATCCAGTTGCAGCACCATCATATAGTACTTTATCACCTGTAACAAAACCATGATTAACTATATCTAAACGATTAGTTTCTACATCTGCTGCAGCAAATGTTATTGGATTTACAATTAATTTGTCAAATTCAGAATTATACCTTACTGATACAGGAGTTGTTGTTCCAATTCCAACTGATAAATTGGGAACAACATTCATTTTTACAATATCACCATTCTGTAAATTATGAGTGGTTGTACCTGCTGCTCCTATTTTTGTAGTTACTGTACTTACAATTTTATCAACATCTCCAATAACTTGAGTATGTTGAGAAGTAAAGTTATATAAATCTGATCCAATTCCTGAGTTAATACCATTTCCTAAGAAATATAATCCCTCGCTTGTATTTGCTACACCTGCTCTTGTTGTAACAATACCGATATAATTTTCATCTTTCTTTATGACGTAAACATCTGTTGATGATTGACCAGTAAAAGGTAACTCAAATGAACCTGTAGAACTATCATTAGGTGATACATCTAATTCAGAATTAGCAATATTAGGTTTTGTTAAAGTAACTTTTTGACCTGTAATGAATGGATGATTAGGAAGATAAATTGCTCTTTCTGGTATGGAGATTTGTGAAATTGTTTCACCAATAACATAACTTGTCGTATAACCAACACCATCTGTACCAACACCTATAGATTCAACACTGTTAAAATAAACAATGTCATTTACTTTTGACTCAAACTTGTTTGTTTTTACTGGTATTGTAAATCTATTATTTAATATATCAATATTAGAACCAAATGTATGAGCAACTCCTGTATTTCTAAAAACTCTTATTACTTTATTAGTATCAAAAATATTTAAAACTTTGAGAGTCTCTGTTGAATTTCCTACACCAATTCTTAATGAACCACCTATTGATACTGTATTTGGTATTTTATTAACAAAAAGATCCTGAACTAAACCGTTTAGATTACCAACGGTCATTGATTTTCCTAATGAGACCGTATCTGTGCTAATGCCTACACTAAATGAATCTGTCAAATTAGGTATTGAGGTGCTTAATCCTGATATGAAAACTGAATCCTCGTCGTCAAGTTCAAGAAAAGGAAGATAATTGACTTGTACTTCGTTGCTATTATTCCACGTAAATACTGCATTATTAAAACGTGTTAATGATGTCTCAATTTTTGATACTCCAATACCTACGATCTCTGAAACTTCAGCACTAAATCCCGAACCATTTGTATTTTCATGATTAAATGATGTTAAATCACCAACTTTGTATCCTGAACCACCATCTAAAATTTGTATATCTTCAATACCACCTTTTGATACTGCCTCAACATTAGATATTTGTCTTATGAACTCATTAGATTCTTCTATAAAATCATTATCAGCAAACTCTTCACCAACATTATAGGGTTTTGTATTTCTTACTAAATTAGAATTATTGAAGTCAAAATTATGATCTAATATTAGATTATCATTTATCAACGGTGATCTATAAGTATTACCTATAAAATATGGGTATACACCTTCAAGTTTATTTGTAGAAGTGCTTAAAGTAACAGTTGCAAAATAAGCGTATATTCCATTAGGAAATTCGGGTGTTTTACAAAATCTACCATTATGAATATCTAAATCACCAGTGCCATCAAAAATATAATCATCAACAAAAAATCCCTCATCGAATCCACTTGGACGATTGGCAACTTTAGTTATGTCCTTCTTATAAGAAGATGTTAATATTTTAAGAGAAGAGTTAATATTATCTGGATCTGAGTAACCAAATGGACCATATATTGGATTACCATCATATGCCCAACCAATTATTGGTGAATGTTTTGTTATTTTATCAAACTCATCATTTGCTTTGACATCAAATGTTTCTTCAAGATTTAATGCTGTTGATTGGGAATAACCTAAAACTCCAAATGTTAAAGAATTTTCTCTAGAAGTTAGATTTTTACCACCAAATCTCTCAGATGTATTAACAGTTAAACTTCTTACTCTTGCACCAAATAAACCATTCTTGCCTGTTTCTTTTACACGAACCTCTGTGGTTGTTGCATCATATCCTATGCCTGAGTTTATTACCACAGTGTCTATTATTGAACCATTACTAATAACAGGTCTTACAATCGCTCCTGCACCAGAACCAGTGGATATGACTTCAATATCAGGTAATGAATTATATTGACTTCCTTGATTAGTTACTATAACATCTTCAATTCTTCCATTGCTTATTACTGCTCTTAATTCTGCGTCTTTACCATTTTGTATGGAAATATCTGGAGTTATTTGATGGTTAAGAATACTCGATCCATAGTTTGTGCCTTGTTCATACAAATATGCACCTGTAAATAAACCTCTAACAACTGGAGTAAAGTTGATTGTCCCAGTAACTGTAGATCCGTATGACACTTCAACATTTACTTTAATTTCTGGATAAGTGAATGTTTGATATCCTGTTCCTGTTGAACCTAATCCTACAAACTTATTTCTATTAAAATTACTAGTTATTGTTGCACCAATACCAGCATCTGCTAATTTAAATGAATCATCATCAATTTTCATTACATAATATGATGATGATGTTGATAATCCCTGAATTGCTTTTGGTGTTGTTGAACCTAAACCAACTGTAGGTGAATATTCAACAATATCTCCATGAGAAAATCCATGATTGCTATAGTTTATGGTGTCTAAAGATGTTGAAATACCTGCTGGATTTACTCTTAACTTTCTATGTTGATAACCAGAACCACCATTTAATATTCTAACACTTAGAAGTGTATTTTTTGTCTCTGTTCTAAATTTGTGAATACCACTAGCTGCTGTATCTGTTGCTAATCCAACAGTGTTTATACCTGCAATACCTTCTAATGCATCAACTTGTGTATTAAAGATTCTTACTGTTGTTGGATTTACAACTCTTACAAAGTAAGGATCCCCATCAGATAAAGTTCCTGTAATTGTGTTAGTTGAATCATATGCATTTCCAATACCTAATGATGGATTTCCTTCGTTTCTATAGAATACTTTCTGACCATTTTCTAAGTTATGAGCAGTCTTGAATGTAATTGTTTCATCGTTTTTATCAATACCACCGTTAAAAAATATATCTCTACTATCAAAGGATATATCTCTAAATCTTGCTCCTAAAACTGGTTCTAATACACATCCATCACCATTACCACCAGTAAGTGAAATGTTAGTGACGGACTGTATATCAAAATCTTGTGGATCCACGAATATTTTCTCTACGCTTCCTGAAATTATTGGTTCAACTAAAGCTGTAACACCTGAACTTGCTTCAACAGATATAGATGGAGGATTAATCACATCATAATGTTCTCCAGCATTTAATACTTCAACATCCTCTAATGGACCGAAAAATATGTTATCATCTGATACTGGTGAGTGTATCTGAACTCCATCTACCAATATGCCTATGTCATTAACTGGTTTATCATGATCTGATGATACATATAAATTTTGTGATAATGGAATTCTTCTAAGAATTTTATCAGCATCTAATTTTCTATTAGCGTGTCTCTGCAAAATAAAATCATGATTCCCAACAGTAGTAGAACCTATCCCGACTTGTATTGTGCTTGCAGAACCAATTTGACTTCTTGAATTGTATAATGCAATTCTAGATATCTGTGAACCTGCTGGTTCTGGTTGTGGATCAACATAATATACTCTACCAGATGATAATCCAACTATTTCTTCAGTATCGGGTTGATATACAATTGCATCACCTTGTATTAGTTTTAGTTTAGAATTTGCAGATGGAGTAAAACGAATAAAATTATAAAGATTATTTAATGGATTTTGACCATCAAAATTACTTGTATTTGCAGCACCTACTATAGTTTCTTTCGTGACATCTAAATCAATATCATAACTTGGTAAAGAGTTAGACGCTACATAACCATCAACATCAGAATCTGTGTAAACATTAAGAACATCAGAAATTAAAGTTTCATTTCCTGCTTGTATTGCAACCCCTGTACTGTTTGCTCTCTCTAATACTCTACGAATATCATATGTTTCGTTTGATTGATAAGGGATAGATAAGTTTAGAGATGAAGCAGTTATTTGATTTAGATTAACATCAATATTACCAACCACAATCTCACCAACAATGACTTGTTCATTTCTTTTTAATATCTCAAATAAATCATTCTTCTTCAATGATGACTTATCAATCGGTGTTTTTAGTATAAATGTTCCACTCCCTGACCACTCAACTTGAAATCTTGAACTTGTATTGTATTTCCAAGAATTTGCGAATATCTCTTTATATGTTGAACTAGTATTGTTTATTTTTTCTCCAACATTCTTTACAAATATATTTTCTCCTTCATTTACAAGGTTTATATTAGATACAGGAACGAGATCTGAAAGAACACCTGTAATTCTTAAATCTACTCTCTTTGATAAATCTCCATTTTCATATCCAAATATTGTCTCATTAGAACGAATATCATCTGCAGTGCTGATACCTACGTTTATACCAGTACAACCAAAAAATTGATTAATTGTTTTTGATGTATAATCAATAGTGTTTTGTCCACTGATAAGTGAACCTGTTGTACCAAATCCCACTGTAGAGTCTACAGAAATTACGTTTGCATTTATTTGAGAGTTGTTAAGTGCCTTTGTTTTACCAGGTATTGTAAAAATACCTTGTATCAAATCTCTATCATTATATCCAACAAATAAAGATAGTTTATAATATGATTTACCATCTCTTGTAAATATTTCAACTTCAGATACTGAAGCACTGGTATTCAGGTCATTTGACTTAAATATAGTTTGACCAACCAAATTTTGAGGATCGCCAGTCGATACTAAATCAGCAACAACTACCTCTCTACGAATAAATTCAGAACTTGAGGGTTTGATTAGATTATTCTCTAAGTCTAATATTGTTGATTCTACACCATATAATACTTTAAATAGTATTCTAATAGACTCCTCTATACCCTTTGACTGATAGAATGAACGAGCAAACTTTACAAAGTTTCCAACATCCAAATTTTCAGTAAAATCATTATCTTCTAAACCAGGTAAGAATGTTTTCTTCATCTTCCTGTAGAATTCCTGCACGAATAATACTGAAAGATTAGTTACAGTAGAGCCAGTAGTATGAGATGCTGCAGAGGTCTTCTCAAAGGTGAGAGTTTCTTTATTTACATCTAGTAAAGATGAAGATACTCCTACATTATAACCTGTAACTCCACTAAATCCACGAATACATCCAGTGAAAGAATTAGTTGTTATACCAGTATAAGATATTATTTCATCATCTACCTTTAATAAACCATATTCGCTAGGAAACCCTTTTGTACTAGGAACAGTAATAGTAGTATCTGTGGATGATATTGCTGCTGAAATACTTGTTACTCCAACAACGACCTCTGGTACAAGATTATCTACCCTTAGATATTGATCAAAATTACTGATTAAATCAGTTGAACCACCCTGAAATTCTTGAGAGATGTAATATTGCTTAAAAAATTCTGTAGCGTTTGGAAAATCAGAGAGTATAAACTCAGGTAACTGATTCTCAATAATTGTATTGACCTTTATTCTTTTGTCAAATTGTGACATAAATTATTTCCTCTCTAAAACTCCATTTGAGTAACTTGAGGTAAAGTAATCTCTTGTGAAAACAACACCTGAAACATCTTCTCCTGATGCAATTACGTCCTTCACCATATTTATGGAGGTATTAGAAACGTCAAAACTGACAAATAAATCTTTTAATCCTATGACATCATTTGATTCAGGATATGCCTGAACCTCAATAATATTATTTTGAGTAACGGTTGAGGCAATATTAATTGTGTTTAATATCACTTCTCCTTTTTTATAATCAACACCACCAGCATCTTTAATTAAAACAACCTGTT